AACTCTCCATTTATATAATCTCCTGCTTTTAATAAACCTGCCTCAAAAGTATTAGTAAATTCAGCTAGAGGTTTATTTACAATTCCAAACTTTATATCATCTAAAACAGTAGGAGCTTTATTAAATAATTTATTCACCATTGCAATCATTCTATTTGTTGTATTTAATTGTTTACCTGATCTATCTAAATCACCTTTTGCATCTCTTTTAAGACTATCGGTTAAAGTCATAGCAATTACAGATGGGTCAAAATTAGCTACATCTTGAGGTAAATTAAAATCACCAATAATATTTTTATTACCCTCCCACTTTGTTGAACGATTATATAAAGCAAAAATTTCAACAGCTTCTTGCATTTTTCTTTTTTCTTTAGCCCATCTCTTTTCCCAATTTTCATAACCTTTTCCTAAAGGTTTATCATTTGGTTCTAATAACCATGCTCCTACATACTCATGTTTTTTTAAATTTTCAACAGTTACATAACCACCAGTCGTTTGTGTAAACGGATAAACAACAGTAAAACTATTTGGATTTGGAACATCAGTAATTGTATATTCTCCTGAAATAGCATTTCCACTTGTAAAATTTAATTGAATTTTATCGTTTTTATTTAAATTATGATTTTCAAAATCAACCGTAATATTTACACTATTTTGATTATATTTTGCAGCTAACTTAAGTGGCTCATTGCCTTCATCATGGAGTATAGACCACATAGCAGCGTAAATATGCTTGCACCAACGAAGTTGATAATATTGTAAATTTTGAAAAGAATCTTGTTTTTCATCTTCATACTCTGGTAACTCATAAAAATTATTTATTGTGACATAACCTAAATCTCTAAATACTCCAGGTTCATCTCTTCTTTCATCTATAGTTCCATCATTTTGTATTATATTTCCAGGCTTTGTATCTCTAATTGCTGTTACAGGAAACTTAGCATGATTCTTTTGACTAAATAAATCATAACTATCTCTTCTAGAAAAATCCTGACAAGAACAATTCCATCTTAATTCTGTAGTTAAAAATCTACCTACTGCAAAACCTCTATGAGCTGGAACTGTTGTTTTAGCAATAGTATCTACAGTCTTTGCTCCATAGCTATCTGCTTTTTGAAAAATAATTTCATTTGTTGTTGCATCAGATCCTGTAACTGTATATCCAACATAATCGTCGTACCTAAAACCTTTTATTAATCTAAATAAAGTTAGATTTCCTGAAGTTGTTCCAGTTGGGATAGTTGTAAATTTAAATTCTGTAGAACTAGTAACTTCGATTGTATATCTACCTGATAAAACAGCTCCTGTACTTACATCAACAAAAACTTTATTATCTGTAGATAAACCATGAGCAGAACTACAAGTTACAGTAACCTCAGCACCTGATCTTGAATACGTTGAAGATATTCCAGAATCTCTCTCAACTATTCGATCTGCCATTCTTTCACCAGCTAAAAAAGCAACTTCGGTAGGCAAAGATCTTAGTTTTACTCTTACAAATCTCCAACGAGTATCATTGAATGCAGTTGAATTGTGATAAACAACATTACCTGATGTTGTTGCAGATCCTGAAGCAGTAAGGGTAAAAGTATTCTGTGTCTTACTTACAATTGTTAAAGTCTCATCTGTCGCACTTCCTGTAGATATATCTAGATAAACATCATCTCCAGGAAATAAACCGTGATCATTTTTAGTTACTATTAAAGTAGTACCACTTTGAGAATAAGTAGCAGTCACAGAAGGTGCTAAATATCTAACATCTAATATTGGTAATCCAAAATCATAGAAGCTAAATCCATCTGTATCTCTCATTCCACATATATGTTCACCTAATTCTTGATTAGTAGATGGAAAAGTAAATATTCTTGCAGGTATAAAAACTCCAGGAAACTGTTGAAAAGTAAAGAATAATCTATAATCACCTCTCTTATCTCNTTCTTTAGCAGTAGATCCTAATATNTGTTGAGTAAATGTATATAATTCATATCCTCTTCTCCATCTAGTCCACAATGAATCTTGATTATAAAATTTAACTTCACTCTCTAATGCATATCCATCAGATCCTCTAGGATAAATACTAGGTTCTTTTGGTTTATTTTCAAAATTTTTAAATTGTTTTTTAAATTCGAAATTTGATTTATCTTCGAATTTTTTAAATCCGAATGACATAATCTTTAATAGAAACCACCCTGAAGATTACAATAGAATCCATTAGTTAAAGCAGTTGCTCCACTAGCTGCAACATATAATGCTTGACCTCTTCTTAACATCAATCCTCTTTGTTTTGGAGCTATTTCATTATTAGATCCAGCAAANTTTAAAGCTCCTGATTGTACTGTAGGATGATTTATTAAAGGTAATTTTTCAGTTAATGTTGTACTTAATATTTGATTCTCCGATACTTGAGGAATACTTTGAGTAAATAATGGGAAAAATTGATTAATGTTTGTAATTGTACCTGTACTAACAAGGTAAAAACAAAAATCAACTGGTAAAGAAACATTAACATTTCCATTTGCTGCTGACTGTGATGGTATTGTTACGTCAAAAGTTGTAGACGTAAAATTTAATGTATCGGCAACTGTAAACGTATCATCTTTAGGAACTACACCAGAGTTATATGTAAGAAAATCTAAAAATACTTTTTGACCTATTTCTAAATTATGTCCACCTGATAAAGTTACTGTACAAGTTGTACTGTTTGCAGAATAAGTTCCCTGAGTAGGAGTTACCGCATCAAGTTTTTGTATAGATCTTTTTGCATATGTAAACCAAATCTCATCTATATAAGCACCACTTATTGATGTATCTGTTAATGCAGAGTCAACATCAAATACTTTTGTTGCATTACCAACCGCTGTTGGAATTAAACTTGTTAAAAATGATTGTCCAGAGGCAACTGTACATAATGTTGAACTTGTTGCTGGGCGGTCAACCATTAATGGTTGTTTGTTTGAACTACTACTTGCCACGTTATTTATTCATAGGACTTATTTTNATTATATAGGAAGGCTTTTTTACTTATCTTTTTTCTTATTTTTAGCATCTCTTGCTTTATCTAAAGCTTCTTTACGTTTTTCTTTATCGGACATTTCTTTNCCATCTTCTTTCTTTTTACCTTTATTTTTNAAATATTCTAATAATTGTGGTGGCATTTTACCTTTTTTGTTAGCCATCTTGTTTCTCCTGNTTTGCTATNGATAAGCGTAAAGTTTTAGTAAATCTACTAGGTAATTCAGCACCTTTNACTTGTGCNATAGGTTCCTCACCTGCTCTAATATCGAACAAATCAATTAACCTATCTCCTGCCATTCTAGTACTACTTTCACTTGCAAAAACATTTTGGTCAGGTCGTCTTTCTTTATATGGTTCANTNCTATTTAAACCAAGTTGATATCCTAATCTAGTTTCGGGTCTTATCTTATATGATGGATGTTCNANAAANCCTTTTATATGAGGCATCTTTATCTATGACTAACTTCTAATAGTAATCTTGTGCCTACAGCAACATCTGCTGGTCCAGGNAGTGCTTGTATAAATTCTGCACCCTCTCTATTAAATCTATATCTTGCTTGAGCTGGATTTCTNTAATTAGGNACATATAAATGCATTGCTAATCTATCNGTTTCATAAATATAAATTTCTGTCCAAGTTTTTAAAACTTCTCNAAAATCAGAAGTTGCAACTGTACGATCAACGTCACCAGCTATACTCTCAATTCTATTTCTTGGTACAGTGTCATTATTAATACTTCCAGTCATATCTGTACGTTTTTCTGCTTCATCACATCTACCTACCTGCTCAATAATTTTACTTACCCAAAAAGAATCTTGAACATTATTTATAGCTTCTTCTAATCTGGCTTGGTCACCAGCTGGTATCGAGGTTATGTTGTAACCTAAATGCCAACGCACTTTTGATTGTATAAAGGTATCTAGCTTCATTCAAACAAGTAAATTTTACCTGTTACTAGTCTACTCTCACTAAGTTTTCTTTAAATATTTCATCCCAATCTATACGCTTAATACCCCTTAACTGTTCTAGCTTTGTAAATCTTTCACCTGAAAGTGTAGTCTGTAAGTCTTTTATATCTCTTGCAGTTTTTAATCCTACTCCAGGTAAAGCATCTGCTATTTGTCTAGCACCTGCAGTATTAATATTTAATCTAGTATCTAAAGGAAAAGTCTCTTTATTACTAACTTTTGCTTCTTTATCACCAGTAGCATTTAATTCTGCTTTTAATCTTTCTTCTGTCTTTATTTTTTCACCTGTAGCAGCCACACATGGAATTAAATCCTCATCATTTACATATTCAGTTTCATCATTAGCATTAATAACCATTGAAACTCCCTCTCCATGTTGAGATATTTTTTCTACTATCCCTCCTGTAAGCTTGTGTTGATACAACATAATTTTTAAAAAGTCCTTCTTTAAATAGCTTAACTCAATAAATTTTTCTTGACAATGAAAAAGCGAGCCATAAGACTCGCCTTTCCACTAAACTATAAAAATATAGATTATGAATCTGTTCCACCAACTTGTGAAGCAAAGTCCACAAAGGAAGAAACGTCATCCCAAGATACAGCTGTTGCTGGACGTAAGTAGTTAACTCTACAAACGATGTAAGCTGCTCTACCAGCAGTTGAATCGTCAGCTGAGATAAATACACCATCACCATTAACTGAAGTACCTGTAATAGCGTCGACGTTATAAACTTTAAAAGTTGTGTCGGCTGTTACTTTGTACATCATTGAGTTTGCAGCATCAGCTCTTTCGATTGTTGCTGTTACAGATGTCCAAAATGGTACGTCGCCAGTTGTTGTGTCGGCTGCTCCCTGAGCAAATAGTGAACTAGATGCAGTTAGAGAACTATGAGCTGCAGCATTTCCTAGTAACTGAGTAGCTGGAACACCAATAGGTGAACCACTGTTATCAGGACCAAGTAGTAGAAGCTCGCCAGTTGTACCACCGAGATCTGCTGTTATTGGAGATGCTGGGAAAGATGCAAGACCCCCTGAAGGTGTATCCTGTGCAATTGCTATGGAAGCTCCATAAACATATGCAGGTCTAGCTGCACTTGCATTGACCACTAAACTTGTGCGGTCATCTCTCACTCTGTCACTTACTCTTCTATCTGGAGAAGGTACAGTGATACTAAAACTTTTGAAACTAGCTTTATCAGCTGCTACGTTAGTTACTTTTACATAACCAATCTGTTCAAAAAGTTCAATTCCAGGCCAACCAAGTACACCTTCACTGTTGAATGAAGATAGCTTGTTGATCTGATTTCCAGGTTGCAAGATTGCTCCTGCGTTACTTTTGTAAGTTGCCATTAGTTAATACCTCCTTATTCTGTAATTGTAAAGGAAGTGGTAATGAAGTCCTTATTCAAGTTTGCGAATCCAGCATATAGTTGCCAAATAAGTATGATAAACCTGGAGAAGTCATCATTGTTATTAATTAAAACTTGAGCGTTAGGACCACCGATACCAACACCGATAGCTTGAGGACCAAAGAACAATCCAGCAGGAGTTGTTTTTGATACTGCACCGTTTCCATCTCCGATATCGACCGTAATTGTCTTAGATGGGAAGTTTGTAGATTCAAAGAATCTTACTCCTTCAAACACGAATCCAGAAGGCATAACTGG